CCATCGTTGCGAACGCTCAGATCAGCGGCGAACAAGCTCGCACGGCTGGCATTGGATCGGTTGCAGGATTCAACATCAACATGTACAGCGCAGTGCCTTCCAACAGCATCACCCTCGGCGGATTCTTCGCTCAGCGTGAAGCATTGTTGATCGCAGCTCGCGTTCCTGAAGTCCCAACTGGCGTTCCCATTCCTGGAACGATCGACACGGTGACGGAACCCCGCACTGGCCTATCCGTTCAAGTTCGCGAGAACTACGACGTGGTTAAGGGCATGCTCCAACGCACCTACGCGCTGATCTACGGCGTGAAGGCTGGCGAGACATCGAGCCTCGTGCGTATCAACGGTAGCTAATTCACTCGGGGAGGGCGGTGGGCTGAAAGGCTCACCGCCCTTTCCACTTTAAGAAATCCTAACATGTCTGAATTCACAGAGTGCCTAAAGGAAAGTCTGGCCGCTCTTTATACTCAAACCGGCACGGCCGCCACGATTGGTTCCACTTCAGTTACTGGCATCCTTTCGACGATCACCCGCAAAGAGAATGTGGATCTCGGCGGGTATGATCTGGATCTAAACTCTACTTTCACCATTGATCGGTCGGCTATTTCATCATCCCCTACGATTGGATCTATTCTGGTAGCCAACTCAGTCAGCTATCGTGTCGCGTCGATTGATACTTCTATCGGTAGTTACGTGCTTGGGTTGCGAGAGGTTTAGAATGGCCACTCGAAATCCTAAAATCTCCATTTACATGATCGCCGGGCACGAGGCCCAATTTATCGACCGCTGCCTTACCGCCTTTAAACCATTCTGCGACGAGTTAGTGGTCTGCATTGCTCAGGGCGGCCGACCTGACGACGGCACGCGGGAGATCGCTGAAAAGGCAGGGGCCAAGATAGTTGAATATAAAAACGCACCCGCAGGGGCGAGCTGGCCCCACGTCGACAACTTTGCCGCTGCCCGCAATACGGCGCTGAATGCCTGCACTGGGGACTATGCGGTCTGGGTTGATTGCGATGACTTGCCGCATAAAGACCTCAAAAACGCATTTAAAAGAGCCGTAGAAGCGTTTGAGCAAAATCCAAAGCTCGGCATCTATGCTGGCGTATACGCGGTTTTAAACGCCAAACTTGCTCCAATACGTGAGCGTATGGTAAGGCGTATAGATGGCGTATGGTCTGGGAAGTGGCATTACGCCGTCCATGAGGCGCTGTTGCCTAATGCTGGGCTGGAATCTGTGGGCGAGCAGACCGTATGGGTGGAGCATCACCCTGGCGGATATAAGCCAAACAGCGCTGATCGGAATCTCCGCATCTTGCAGGGCCAGTTAAGCGAGGCAGGCAAGTATGCCTACTACTATCAGCAGGAACTTTTCCTAGGCAATCGCAGGACGGAATCTGAGCCTTGGTCACACGTTGCTGCCGTATGGCCGGGACAAGAGGCAACGCTGGCTTACGAGGCCGCCTGCAATCAGGCGACAGCCACGCAAGATCGCACGGTCAGGATCGGCCTATACCAAAAGGCACATCAAATGAATCCTGGGCGAAGGGAGGCGATTTACTATCTAGCCAGGGAAGAGGCCAGCGTGGGTGCGTGGTTGCAGGCTTATCATTTGCTAAAATCGGCTATGGTGCAGCCCGATCCGGGCGTGAAGATCTGGAACGCCCAGCGCACCGTGTACGACTTCGAGTGCATCGATCTCTACCTAGCGGCCTGCAAGGCCGTGGGCGATACCACGGAAGCGGGGAAGATCGAGAAGATGTGGAGGGCACAAAAGCCAGTAAAGATTAGCGTCTGCCACGCAACCCGAGGACGCCCGCAAGAAGCGATTAACGCACGTATCCTGTGGATGAAAAAGGCGGCAGATCCAGCCTCAATCGAGTGGATCTATTCAGTCGATGACGACGACGAGAAGTCTAAGCCTCTAGCAAATTGGGGTATGATCTCAGGCAAAGGCGGATGCGTCGCGGCGTGGAACCGAGCGGCCGAAGTAGCCCGCGGTGAAATTATCATTCAAGGCTCCGACGATTGGGACCCTCCGCTGCATTGGGACAAGATAATCAGCGATAGGATTGGCGATACCAGCAAGCCCAAGGTACTGGCGATTTCCGACGGCCATCGCAAAGATGATCTGCTGTGCATGGCAATCCTAACTAAACCACGACTGCAAGATCAGGGCGCCATGTTTGCCGCCGAATATGACGCATGCTCTGGAATCTTTAGCGATAACGAATTTTCTAAAAGGGCCGCATACGACGGCGTCATCATTCCCGCTAAGGACATCGTATTCACTCACAATAATCCGCTCTTCACCGGCGCAACACAGGACGCGGAATTCAAACGCCACAACGCCAAGGAGAACTATGAGCTAGGCGAAAAGATATTTAAGGAGCGGAACCCGTGATTCACACGCACAACGCACTGCGCCTAGGCGACAACCTAGTGCAGTTAAATTTTCTGCGTCGGCTATGCCTGCAAAATCCAGATCTTGAGATAACTCACTATCACAATCCAGAGCTGTGCAAGTTTGAGGAGATTGATGCTTTGCGCAGCGATATGTCCTTACGGCTACACATTCGACCAATCGGAGAAGCGCCAGCCGATAGTATCGATTCTTGGCGTAATGCAGGTGGGTATTGGGAGCGTCACCATGATAAATTAAACTTCGCCAAATTTCATCTTTGCTGGTTTGAGGAACTGGCCAGCAGGATGTGCGTAAAGAATCCAATTCGGAAAGTCGACGACCTTCTGTTTGACTATTCGGCTTTAGATTCTTTTATTCCGATGGCGCCAGACTGCGACGTCGTCGTGATAAATTCGGCAGGGCTGTCTGGTCAATTCACAAACTTTAACCCCGAAGATTTTCGCAACCTAGTATCTAAACTAGTTAGCAACGGCCATCGGGTAATCAGCACAGTCGCTACTGGATTATGCCCAGCATTTGATGGCAAGAATGTGACTTGGATAGGCGCGACGGCTGCCAAGGCAAAAGCCGTCATCGGAACATCCACCGGACCGAGCTGGCCGTGCCTAAACGTTCACAACAAAAATGCCTTCCATTTGCTGTGTGCAGATACCGAGACAGTCATATTTACCGAACGCGGCCAGATGGCTAGGAGCGCATTTCACGCCCTGCATATTCTTGAAGAGGAAGGGTTGCTGTGAAGAAGGAGCTGACTCAAGCAATGGATTTATTGGCGGCCGATCCGGCCGTCAGGTTTATAGGCTACGGGGTAAAGATAGGCGTCCGGGCAGCAGGCACGCTTAATAATGTTTCGGATTCACAACTGATCGAAACGCCTGTCGCTGAAAATCTGATGGTAGGACTAGCCACGGGCCTAAGTTTAGCCGGGCTGAAACCCGTCGTCTTTATTGAGCGGATGGATTTCATTCTCAATGCACTGGACGCCTTAGTGAATCACCTGGGTGCGGCCCAACATATTAGCTGCAATCAATTCAAGCCAGCCGCCATCTTGCGGGTAGTCGTAGGCAATAAATACAAACCTCTATACACCGGCCCGACTCACACGCAGGACTTTACTCAAGCACTCAGGCAAATAATCGACTTTCCAATCGTTGAATTAAAAAAGGAAAGCGTAGTCAGCGAGTATCAAAGCGCACTGCTAAGACTGAGCGCTGGGACATCCACCATGCTGGTCGAGCGAAAGGATGAGTGGTGAAGCAGAACAAGTACAGCGACCTTAAGATCTTTTCGTTCCCGGATAAGATCGCCAGCTTTCGCGACGATATTATTACCGCACCCATCTACGTGCGGATTAAGCCGACCAATATCTGTAACCACGCCTGCCGTTTCTGCGTTTATTCTGACGGCACAACTCGGCCCAAGGATCGGCCCGACTTGCACCTACAGGCTGGCATGCACACCAGCATGAACGAACGGGACGTCATGCCACGAGACAAGGCACTAGAACTAATAGATGATCTTTCAAGCATGGGAACAAAAGCCGTCACCTTAAGTGGTGGCGGAGAGCCTTTGCTGCATAAAGACATTGTCGAGATTATGACTAAGACAGTTTCGTCTGGGTTGGATCTATCCATTATTACCAATGGCCAACTGCTTGCGGGAGAAAGGGCGGAAGTATTGGGCAAGGCAAAGTGGGTGAGGATTTCAATGGACTACACAAGCGCAGAACAGATGGCGTCTAGCCGTAACGTGCCCGACAGATCGTTTGATTCCGTGATGCAGAATATAAAAAACTTTTCCAACACGAAAACGGAGAGCTGCGACCTCGGGATTAACTTTATTATTACCCGCTACAATTACGAGGGGCTAGTTCCGTTCGCTAAACAGCTCAAGGATTCAGGCGTAAGTAATGTCCGCTTCTCGCCCGTG